AGGACGGCTACGCAATTCAAGATCGCATTGGGAAGCTTCGATACTTCTATCGCGACTCCGAAGGGATCTTACATTGGTCCGACTCGAAGCAAGAATTGATCGAGGAATTCGATGACATCGACGAAAACGACATCATGTCGGTCACGTTCATCCGGGCGACGCTCGATGACAACCCCAAACTGCTCGAACGGGATCCGGGCTACAAAGGGCGGTTGAAAGCCCAATCCAAAATAGAGCGAGCCAGATTATTAGACGGCAACTGGAATGTCGCCGAAGGAACACAAATCGATTCAGCTTGGGTTCGTAGATACGTTTGCAACCAAGCTGAGTTCCACATCACTTTTCAAGATCACTTCTACAGGATCCCTTTCGCCAAGTGCCAACGCTTTGCCACGATCGACACGGCTGGAACATCTAAGGAAAAGGCAGCGGTAACGCGTGGCAAGCAACCATCTTGGAGTATCTGCGCGGTATGGGATCACCTGCCCCATTTGGTCATGCCGGTTGGGGACCGAAAGGTGATTCTCTCGGAGCTGCTGTTCCTGCGATACGTTTGGCGTGGGCAAGTAGATTGGAGCAGGCTGGTAGCTGGCGTAGACGATACGCTCGCAGCATGGGAAGTGCCAAAGGCATACGTCGAGAATGCTCACTTCGGGCCGGTACTTGCAAAAGAGGTAACCGCGTGCAAGGTGGAGCTTGTGGGCCCGTGCATTCCAGGCATGGGAGACAACTGGGAAGGGGCTAAGCTAGAACGTGCGGTCGCTTCCAAAATGCTCGCTCGTTGGGAGCATGGAAAGATATTCGTCCCCCTCGAACAATCCGATTGGCTCAAAGCGTACTTGCGAGTACTTTTAGGCTGGACTGGCAAGCCGGACGAACCAAACGACGACATTGACGTGACCTCCTACGCCGCCTACGTCTCGAAGCGATCGAGCGCGGCATGGGGGGGAGTTATCAAAACGTGAGAAACAAAATGAGCAGCGCACCACACGGAAAAAGCCAAGCGAACCTCGTTGGAGACATCGAGACGCATGCAACTGACCCGATTCTAAACCAAGCGACGGTTGCGTCGGTTCTCGGTGTGCATAAAAGTACGGTGCACCGATGGCTCGAAACCGGTGCGATGCTTGCGGTTCGGAATCCGAAGGGCATCCTGAAGGTACGCAAAAGTACCGTTTTGAATTTTGTTCGTTCTTCCAAATGGGGCGACGACAAAGCGGTTATTGAAACATTGGAAGGGATCGAGGACGAAGAGGTTTCGCAATCCGTAACGGTCGACCCGGTCGACGAAACAAACAGAACTGAGGAGCTGGTAAGCGATGGCAATACGCAGATGGTTGGGGACAGTGGCAGCGGTCAAGCAAGTAACGACAATCACCATCGGCGGAACAATCGCCATCGGTAACACGTTGACGTTCACGGTAGGGTTTGCTTCGCTCCCTATCGTGATGACGGGGGCTACGACGGCACTAGCGGCAACGCAAATCACGGACGCATTGAACGCTAGCGGAATCCCCCCTGAGTTCTTAGAGTTCACCTATTCGGTTGCGGGATCCGTCATAACGGCGACGGCAAAGGTGGCGGGTGTTCCGATCGTAATATCGGGCGTTGTGACAACCGGTTCGGGCACGATCACAATTGCAACACCAACGGCGGCGACAGGTCCAAACTTTGTCGACGTTGCGGCCAACTGGAGTGGCGCGACTCTTCCCGTGGTTACGGACACCATCGCTATCGAGAGTGGTCCGCCTATGCTTTATGGACTTGAGACGATCACGGGCTTGATGGCAAGCGTGGTCATCGAGGCGGAAATGTCGGAAGCGATCGGACTGCCAGAAACAAACGCGGCTGGCTACCCTGAGTATCGAGCGCAGTACTGGGCGATCAACACCTCGGCATTGACGATCGGCGGCGGTGCCGGGCGATTGTCTCCAAGGATCAAGCTGAACCTTGGAAGCGTTGCTACTGCGATTGTTATCGAGAAAACTGGGCAGCAATTCGGTGGCGAATGGCCAGTGCAAATCATCGGTGGATCCAACGCGACGGCATACATTCTTGGGGGCCAGGTCTCGTTTGCGGGCCGAGCTACCGAAGTTTGTTCTTTGACGTCGTTGAATGTCGCAGAAGGGGCAACGGTTATTTGTGGTGCAGGGGTCACGCACACAACCATCGATTCCACCGGAAGCCTGCTTTTGGCGAACACGGTCACAACGTTGCGAGTACACGGCGGGACGACGTACCTCCAAGCGGCGGCGACAACTTTGGTAATCGACGGCGGGACATTGGTCTATCAGGCCTTGAATACTCTTCCGAGTGTTACTGTTGGTCCTGGTACGCTGGATCTATCCGACGTCAGACCGCGAACTATCACGTCGTTGACACTCAAGCGAAACGCGACCGTCCGAGACCCCAGAAAGACGGCGACCATCACTACAACCACGATCGCGGCGGATTCAACGACCATCACAACATCGGGCTAACACCAGCGGTAACCGAGTCGCCGCCAAGAGACCCGGAGTTGAGAACTAGGTGACCGGCGACTTTGGTTCACCGCTTTGTTTTGCGAGAATAATGATGGCGATGAGTTTACAGCAGGCATGGGCACATGTTAAGGCATTGTGGCCGAATGCGGAGCGATTGGATCGGCACGATGGGAAGACAACGGCTTGCTTTAAAAATGCGACCATCGTGGTTGGTCCGATGTTTTTTTATCACATTGATCCAGGCATTGTGGATTGGCCGGTGGGGGTATCGAAGTTCGATCCTCAGCAGCAAACGATTGACCATCCGAAGGAAAACGACAATCCAGCCACGAAGGAAGATTACGAAACAATGCACGATTACCTGTATCCGAAAAATGATCGCAAGGAATGATCGGCCTAACTTGTTGTCATTGTTGCGATTGTTGCGTCCGTTGCATGCGTCGCTAGCGGTTTCTAGAAAGGCTCTGCATACTTCCATCCATGAGCGGCAAGTATCGTAAAGCGATGTTGGAGGTAGGGACTTACACGAGTCCCGACGGCGAGGTTGTCGTTACTCCCGAGCGATTGCGACATTGGGAAAAAGAAGTCAGGCGTGTACAGGAAGCGAACTATGTAATTCCTATGCATTGGGATCATGCAAGCGACATGGAGCTGCTAGAACCCATAATGCTCGATACCCTCCATGAAAACAAAACACGATCGGCCAAGAACACTGTCGGGAAAATCGTCGACTTCCAAGTAGCAGCGGACGGGCAAGCGGCGAACATCACGCTCGAGACTCTGACCCCCGAAGCAACGCGGGCAGCGGCTTCGAACACTTGCTTTGTGTCACCGGTACTTTTTTCTGAATGGAAAGATGGACGCGGCAATCTCTATCGGGACGTCATTGGGTCGGTCGATTTTGTCGACTACCCGGTTGATGCGTCGCAAGGCCCTTTTGAACCCGTTCAAGACCAACCGCAATTCATGTCTTGCGTAATTCGCATGGCCACTAACCCAAGGATTTTTAGGATGGCATCGGAAAAGGATCCAAGCAGCGCCGAACCATTCGGTAGCGAACCAGCAGCAGACGCGACATCGTACCCGGTAGCCGAAGGATCGGACGACGCAATCACCACGGACACCACGCCCCCGCAAGCAGGCGGAACCAGCGTATCGGACGTCCTCGAAGCCTTAGCCCAGTTGGGGCTCGTCTTGCCTGCTGACACCACAACCACAAGCTTCCTGGAACGTCTAAGGCCTGCATTGCTGACCGCTATCGCTGGCAAGCAACAACCTCAAGTTGAGCAACCAGCTACGACTCTCCCACCGGAAGAGAACCAGCAACAACCAGACAATCCGATCATGTCGGAGCAACCGCAAATCGCGGCCATGAGCGCGCTCAAGAAACGTATCGAGACTCTCGAATCCGATCGTATCGAAGCGACACGGGTCAAGCTCAAGGAACGAATCCAAGCTTTGCTCACGTCCGGGCGATGCTTCCCCCACGAAGCCAATGACAAGACGCGACTACTCCAAGTCCAAAAGCTTTCCGTCGCAGCGGATTGCACGGTCCATAGCGGAGATTTAGACGTGTGGCTGCGATCGCGTGAAGTATTGCCAACCGGAGCTTGTTGGGACGCTACGCAGAAGGTCAGCAAGCTCGGAACCAAACCCGTCGAAGCTCCACAGAGCTATGACACCAAAGGCTCTATCTCGAAACGTGAAGAGGACGAAGCTGTCGCAGCTTTGACCGCTCGCAACAAGTAACAAGGAACTGCCGGAATGAACTACGGACAATTTGGAACACCTGGTTTTACAGTACTCGCCGAAACGGTCGATTCGGAACTGTTTTGGGGTGGCGACGCCTCGCGGATTCACGTGCTGACAAAGCCGGGGATGGTATCAAGCGCGACGGTTGATGCGGGCGCTACTCCAACGTGGCAAATCCGAAAAGGAATGCTGCTTGGCAAGATTACCGCATCCGACCAGCATGCGCAATGGAACCCACTGGCAACCGACGGTTCCCAAGAACTGGACGGCGTCTTGCAATTCGAGTTGATCACACAAGACGGAATGGGGGCCGCGAAGAGGAACGCGGTGCCTATCGTTGTCGTAGCACCCTTGAAAGCATCCTCGTTGATTGTGCTGGGCTCGCCACTCGTTGGCAGCATCCACGAATACACAGCCCGTCGTCGCCTCCATCAAATGGGTTGCGTTCTCGACGATGACGTGAACGGGTACAGGGCGGGCGTTGTACCGCGATCGCAAACGAAGATCACGGACTACACGGTTCTGGCAACTGACAACGGTACAAGGTTCTTCGCTGATACGGCCAATGCGAACTTCACGCTTCCAGCGATCCGAGCTGGATTAAGTTTCGAGTTCATGAGAGTGAGTGACCACAACCTTGTCGTCACTTCCGCCGAAGGTGACAACATCATCGTTGGCAATGACTTGTCCGCAGACTCGATCACTTACTCGACAGCCTCGAACAAGATTGGGGCACGCATTCGGGTCTCGTGTGAATACGTAGGAGCGACGCCAACTCTCAAGTGGATTGCGGAAATCGTACCGGTCCCATTCAGCACGGGCGCGTTCCTTACTCAAACCTTGGCAACCTAGTAGTCGACACGGCGACTAGCTCACACGACTAGCTCACAGATTCTTACTTTTTAACAGGATGTTTTGTCATGCCAGCTCTACAAACCCTATTGAACCCACAGGTTCTAACGCGAACCGTTAGCCAAGTGGCAGCGAGTTCCGATTGGCTTGCGGCTTTGTTTGGCGTCCAGCCGGGCGGCAAGAACATCATCAACCAGGGACATGGACGCGAAGGCGCATTCCATGTCTATAACAACACGCGGAAAGTTGCCAGGGGTCGAACACCTGGATCAGCGGCCGCACGACGTGCACCGCAACCGATGGGAAAGGTAATGTTTTCGTATCCACGAATGCATGATTCGGTCTCGCTTGTTGCGGAACAACTTCACAACTTGTCGAAAATCGACGATCCAGCGGTACGAGACGTAGCAGGCAAGGATATGGTTTCGCGACAAACCACAACCCTCGGGCAACTTGCGGCCAACTGGCGCAAGGTGCAGTTGATGGGAATGCTTCGCGATTCGCTCTACGTCGCGAGAAACGGCGACGATGAGTACTTCTCGTTGACGGATCCGGGGATCACGGGCGAACGGGTGAATTTCCGTATGCCGTCTGGCAATCAAGGGCAGTTGAACATGCTTGGCGCGGGCAACATCATCACGGGCTCATTTGCGTCCGATGCGACCGATATTCCCCTGATTCTTGGCAACATCAACGCGGCGTTCCAACAACTATGCGGCGGGTTCCTGGGTGCAGTTATCACCAACTGGCAACAGTGGAACAACATCATCGGCAACGCTTTCGTACAAGCCCTCCACGGGACCTCGAGCGCTCCATTTGTGAGTATCGATTGGATGGGGGAAGAAACGGTCGCCAAGACCATGAAGAACGTTTACATGGCAAGATTGAACTTCATGCCGCAGACGATCTTCTACATCACCGACGAAGGGCTAGAAATCGGCTTACCTGGGTCCGAAACGTATCAGAAAATCATTCCGGCCAACAATGCAGCATTCATCGGATTCACACCGGGCGATGACGTAGTGGGAATGTACGAAGGCTCGGAACCGATTGCGGAATATGACGGCGGGCCGATGAACGTCAAGACGGGTTTGAGTTCTTGGTCCGTAGCGCGTTCCAATCCAACGGCAACTGAGTTGTATGTCCTCGACAACGCCATGATTGCAAACCACGTCCCATCGGCTATGGCGTTTGGTACTGTCCAGTTCTAAGAATAGGCGGTTGCCATGGATTTAACCGACCTTGACGCCTTGACGCGGTTGATTACCGCCCAAGGCGTCATTTCATTTTCGGAGCAAGACGAGGGGGGCTCGGACGGCAGCTCGGCAGACGAATGCATCGCATTCGCGATCGCATACGTCAAGGGACGTCTGGCAGCAATGTACCCACCTGCGGTTTTGGTAAACGCTCCAATTCTCCGAGAATGGACTACGGTTATCGCGGCGAGAACGCTTTGCACCAGGCGAGGAAACCCTATTCCAGATTCGCTGGAAATGCGATACCAGGAAATCATCGACCCTCGGTCGGGATTCCTGACCCAAGTATTCACCGGGATCATTGCTCTTGTTGACGCCAACGGCAGCATCATCATCGGAAAGCCATCCTCGGCACCTGTGATGAGCAACTTACGGATTGATCGCCGGTATCCGAACAAGTCGGTACGGGTTGTACGTCAGACTACGCGACCCGTAGACAGCCAGCTACCTCGAGACATCGGACAGAACGGGGGATTCTTCAATGGTTGACTTTAACGGAAACCGAGACGAAGCAATCGCACTCATTCGCGGCGTGGTTGCACAGCTTGTTGGGCGAGCCCCAGATTCGCACGGGATTGCCCGTGGGGTTTTTTATGCGATCGGACTCGCGGCACTGTCCGACGTCCAAGAGGCCTTCATAGTCAAATCGCGAGGGGGGACGGATGAGGCTGGGATAAGTTGGCCGAAGCTTTCAAAGAAGTATCTGGCTTACGGCCGTCGCTTCGGACCTGGGGAACAAGCTGCGCTCAAACGAGCTGCGGGGCTTGGCAAAGGTCACAATCGAGGAGTCGGTGGAAATCGCGTTGTGGGAAGTCGATGGGAAGATGATGTACTCCAACCTGTATTCGGCGGGAACACGGGACTGCTTACCGCGGCCCAACAGAAACGATGGAAAACCGT